CGGGGAGATCCGCATGGTTCCATAACTCGTCACAGATTCTCCAGAAGTAATACTCCTTTGCGATTACTTTGGGGTGGTGAGCAAACCCATATAACAAAGCTGTGAGCAGACTTGTCGGTGGTATCATCAAACCACCAATGTCCATCTTTTTTGTTTGCGGGTCTATTCGTGGTTCGAGAACACGCTTGCGTTTATTTGGATCGGACGGCATGGTTAAATCAGATCGGAGTCTACTGTTCTTATAATGGCAAGCGAAGGCAATACCGAAATAGTGCAAGAAGCCCTGCGGTTAAATGCAGAAGGGATGACTAATGCAGCTATTGGTAGGAGGTTAGGTGTCCACCAAGGCACTGTGCGCCGTTGGTTTAAGAAACTTGGTTTACCACCAAAGAAGGCTGGGTTCAAGTTGCCAAAAAAAGAGGCAGATAAAGACACACTCAAAGAAGATCTGGAGGTGCATCTGTCTGAGATGACCCGCGAAGCAGCGACCGAAGCAAAACTCGCTGCGTCAAAAGAAGAGGACAAGATCCTCGCAGAGATTGCAGAATCTCAAAACAGCCCCGCTGACAAATACCAGCACTACGTGGCGGCGGCAGGCATCAAACTGTTGCGCGACAGCATGATCAATATCAAGGGTCCGAAGACTGTCCGTGAGATGTCAGAACTAGATCAGCTTATCAGAAGGAATCTTGGCCTGAATGCCAAGACAGGGGGCGGTGCAAGCCGCATGCAAATAGATATTTCCATACTTAACAATTCCAAGGCTGATAAGGGTGAGGGATCGCTGGACAAGATGAAGGGTAAAACCGTGATCGATGTGGACAGCGATGGCAATGTGGACGGATAGATTTAGTATAGAGTTTGACGACGAAGATGATGTCGAAGGACATCTAACTTTGAGTCTGTTAAGTGACTTAGAAGAAGCCTACATCGGCGTCGTCTATCATCCTAACGGCCCGCCTGTATCTTGCTATAGCCACCCTATAGCTGCTGCAATCATTTCGTCTAACTGGAATATCTCTTTTAATGCAGCTTCCAATTTGATTGACTATTTATCTCAAAACGCTAGAGGTAAGTCACCTCCGGCATTCTTAAAAACGTGAAACCATGTTTCTTTTTCGACAGATCATCGAAGATCCTATGGTTCTACGCCGAAAAGATTTAGGAGAAAACAAATTTACTTACCGTGTCACTCAAGCCAAAGGGACATTTTATCGAGTTATCCCCGATAACTGGAAAGAGATTTGTTACCTTAAATTACTTGAGAAGGGGGATACTTTGGAAGTCCCCGCTGATGGAGACGGGGTAGTTATTCGAGATACTGTTACACCACCACAACCATGAAAACTGAACGCTTGCTTGAAATCCACAAAGACACTTGTAACACAGCGCGGGACATCATGCGGCAGAAAAACTCAGACTACACTGGTGGGTCAGAGGCCACAGACGCGCTGGCTAACTTCAAAGCTTCTTTATCCCTTAACCTGCACCCTGTAACCGGACTCCTGCTCCGTGTTCAGGACAAGATAATGAGGATACGGTCATTCGTGGCCGATGGAGAACTTCGCGTAATGAACGAATCTGTAGAGGATGCGTGTGATGACATCGTAAACTACGCCATCCTTTGCAAAGCTCTGTTACGAGAAGAAGCAGAAAACAAAAAAGAGTAGAGATGGAAACAACTATCGCTGAAGACGCTCGCCTAGAAGAATGCTCCAAAGGATGCAGAGACCTAGCATCATGGCTCATGGATAGAGCCAGTATGATGGAAAAAGACATTACAGATGTCGAGGTTACATTGACTATTCTTGATCGCTATGTTGGACGAGTAAAAGCTAACGTAGATAAAGCTGGATGGGTGCCCATTCAGAAATGATCGTCGGCGTAGATAACGGCCTCGATGGGGGGCTGTGTGCGCTTGCTGATTTTGATGGCAGTGTAATCGACAAGATTGCTATGCCATGTCAGCAACGCAGTAAAAAACGTGAGGTTGATATTTGCAAAGTTAATCAGTGGTTATCCGATCTGAACACTCCGTTTGTTCTGGCTATTGAAGAACCGCTCGCACATGCAAAAAGTTCCCAAGCCGTCCGCTCAATGGCTATCTCGTTTGGCAAGTTGTTGGGTATGGCCGAGTGTAAAGGCTATGATGTTGCCCGAGTCAGTGTGCAGAAATGGCAAAAGAAGATGTTGGGTTTCATCCCCAAGGGCATGACCAAGATAGCGGCACTTAATACAGCCGAGCGTATGGCTCCTGCTGAGAACTGGTTAAAGAATAAAAGGTGTCGCACCCCCCATGACGGGATGATTGATGCGTTTTTAATAGCGCACTACTACCGCGATAGTCAGAAAAAAACTGATTTATCTTGAGGTTAATTTTGCCTCTGGTAAAGGCATCTCGTGCCTAAATTTACCAGACCAGAACATGTAGAGCAGTTCTTTGAGAAGCATGCTGTGCCTGTTGCAGAGAAACCAAGCTTCTACTGGAAGGCTATCAAGCCAGCTTTCCAGTTAGGTTTCAGAATAAGTGAGACCGAAAGCGGAGACGTTGTAGTCTTTACGCCCCACCACCACACAAAGGTGTATCGAGGGTTCAACCAGACCAAGTATCACATAGGGATGATTCTCCTCCATGCGATGTTAAGCAACCGGCTGCACTAATGAAGACACTTTACCCTAAGCAGCAAGAGATCCACGACTTATTCCTCGATAAACAGCGGCAAGGTAAATGCACCTGTGATACCTCCCACACTGGAGTAGGTAAGACTATCGTCGGGTGCTATCTAGCTAAGACGTTAGGTAGGCCAGTAGCCGTGATCTGTCCTAAAGCGGTCGTTCCGAGTTGGCAACGGGAGATGGCGGAGATGGATATATCTCCTATCTTTATCCTCAACTTTGAAAGACTAAGGACAGGCAAAACCCCACACATGACTAAGGTGGGAAAGAAGATCATGCGGTGGCACCTGCCCGATGACACACTTGTATTCATCGACGAGATCCATAAATGCAAAGGCCCCTACACACTTAACGCGCAGCTACTCATCTCACTCCGGCAGCACGGGTATTCGATACATGGGATGTCAGCAACAGCAGCGGAAGACCCGACCGAGATGAGGGGTCTGGGATACATGTTAGGGCTGCACTCGCTCAACAAACCAGACAATGGATTGCGGAGTTGGTATTCGTGGATGCTGAAGTGGGGGTGTAAGAAAAACGACTGGGGTAAGTGGGAGTTGATTAGAAGGTCTTTACTGCCTGCTCTCAGAGAGATTATGTATGACGATAACGTCAGCCGTCTTACCATTGATGACTTCCCCGACTCATTTAAAAAGAACAGGGTGATTGTAGAGCCGTTAGACTTTAGCAACATATCTAAGATTCGTTCGGCCTACCGACAGGCTGGCATCACACCAGAGATTGTGCAGCAGTATGTCGAGCACGGGACAGTAGAAGACTCTGAGCACATGCTTGTAAATATTTTACGGGCGCGGATGTTAGCTGAGTCATTTAAGATACCGGATCTTGTTGAGATCACAGAAGAGCTTGTCCACGAGGGGAAGAGCGTAGTGCTCTTTGTAAACTTCGCAGAGACAGTCCAGACATTGTGCCAGAACCTTGGCTGCGACCGGATCGAGGGGGGACAAACCGAAGCGGTAAGGCAGCAGGCTATCGACAGGTTTCAAAACGATGAGAAACATATGATCGTCGTCAACATTGCTGCGGGTGGGACAGGGATCAGTCTGCACGATGTTCGTGGGGAAAGGCAGCGGGTCTCGATAATCTGCCCATCATTCTCTGCTAAGAATCACATGCAGACGTTGGGCCGTATCCACCGCAATGGTGCGAAGAGTGATGCGATTCAGAAAATTCTGGTAGCTAACAGATCTATAGAAGAACATGTGATGAAGGCGATTAGCGCCAGACTATCTAACCTGAATGACCTCCATGAACCAACCCGACCATAGCAGCAGGGGGCACGCTGAGTTCTCTCCATCATCATTGAAATATGTCGCAGCCTGTCCTGCTTATCAGGGCAAAGACGGCACCAGCGCAGCGGCAGAGATGGGCACTCGCATCCACGAGGCTCTTGAAGTGCGTGACCCTTCCGCGCTACATAATGAAAAGGAGACAGAGATCTACGATCAGATCGTGGATATGGAGGCAGACTTCATGGGCAACTTCTCAGCTATTAAGGAAGAGCACAACGAGATCCAAGTTGATGTTGAGCTGGACGGAACAAAGACATGGGGCACCTGTGACAGATTCTTGGTCTTAGACTCAGGGGATACTGCTGTGATGGCCGACTACAAGACAGGCATAAGCATCATCGACCCTCCTGAACACAACTGGCAAGCTAAGGCATATACCGTAGGTGCTTTTCAAAAATACAAAGACATCAACAAAATCGTCTTCGTCTTCTACGTTCCCCAACACCACGACAGTCTTCACCATACCTTTGAAAGAGATGACCTAGACTCGCTTATCGACGATCTTAGTGATGTCATCACCAAAGGAGAACGTGTCCGACCGAAGTGGGAGAAGGGTGGTCCTGAACTTTCAGATTGTAACCCAACCCAATACTGCCGGTTCTGTCGCCATGAAGACTCCTGCCCTGCTTTGGGTGGTCTGGTTATTGATGTAGCAAAGAAGCTAGACTCCACCCTACCTGATGTAGACCTTGAAAACATCGACGATCCTGCAAGGCTCACTGAGCTTTTTAACATCGCTAAGATTGTAGAAAACTGGGCTGCTCGTATCAAGGAACGCGCAAAGGAAGCAGCTATGGGTGGGATGGAACTAGATGGCCTGAAACTTCGGTCGATGGGTAAGTCTCGCAAGATTACAGACAATGCAACGCTTACGCAGATTGCGGAAGAATTTGGAATGACCGAAGAATCGTTGCTTGAGCATGCGAATTTCCCGTTAGCAAAGGTAGCTAAAGCTGTCGGGTCAGCGGCTCCAAAAGGAGAAAAGAAAGAAACAGAGCGCAATTTTATTGACGCCTGTGAAAGCGCGGGCATTATCCGCACGTCTGATGAACGGTTCTCGATTGTCAGCCAATAACAAGAAACAAGAAACAGTGAGCAAGAAACAAGAAACCAATACCGCAGTCGCGGAAAAACCAAAAGCTGAACTCACTACCGCTAACGCGAGTGGGATTACTATCAGCTCTTCTGACATCGACGTGCCTCGCGTCAACATCGTTCAGAAGACAAGTGAAATCGAGGCACCTCTGGGTAGTCTAGTTCTCGACAAGACACACGTCTTGGCTGAGGCCGAAGACACAGTTGCAGTCACGGTCCTCTCCGTCATTAAGGGTTGGCGTGAAGACATTGACTACGATAGCGATGAGATCCCTCAGATTGCATACACGCAAGAAGAGGCTGATCAGATTAAAGCAAACTCTGAGTATGACCTACTTGAGTTCGCGGAGATCACCATCCTGTTTAAGCAGCCAGAGGGTGGAGATGAGGCAGCGTATTTGTTCCCTATTGGGGACGATAACTACGCTATCGGGCGGCTTAACGTCGCAAAGGACGCATACCGGCAGACGTTCAAACGTCTTGCTACGTTTGCGGCCTTTAACCCCGAAGCTTCTCTCCAACACCGATTGTGGGACTTCAAAAGTTCCTTAATCAGCCGAGGTAAATACTCGTGGTATGCACCGTCATTGTCAGTGGCTCAAGGCGAGCCAACTGATGCTGTAAAAACTTTCGTTACTAATTTTTCGTAATGAACATTACTAGCGAAAGTCACTCAGACAACACTCCTAATGTGGAGGTGCAACTACCATCAGATTCTGAGATTATTGCGTCTGAGATTCAAATGCTCGACGGAATGCTTCAGGAGATGGCGAGTAAAGTAGGAGAAGCTACAATCGCCTTACGCAAACTGGAGATCATTCGTGGTGCTCTTGTTGAACAAAGCGGCGAGGTGCAACTAGAGTTCCCTATCGAGGAATAACCCTTATAGCCCACCCCGACCCATTTGTCATCGGGGTGGGCTTTTTTCTACATATTATGACATCATGGTTACATACGCATTGGACTACGAGTCCTACTACGATAGGAGCTGCTCGATTAGGCGGCTAGGCCCACTAGGATATTTTTCACATCCTGAGTTCGACGCCTACATGGTGTCGGTGGTTGGGGACAACGGATACGAGTTTGTCGGGCACCCCAAAGAATTTGATTGGGGTTTGCTTGAGGGTCAGAGAGTTCTTTCCCATAACGCATCTTTCGATGAGACCCTCTACTTCTTTGGGGTAGAGAGAGGCTGGTGGCCTTCGGTTGACTTTGCTGAATGGCACTGCACCGCAGATATGGCTGCTGCTTGTGGTCTTCCCAGATCATTGAAGAACGCATGCAAAGAAGCCTTCGGCCTAGAAATGTCGAAGACGACGCGAGACAATATGTCTTCAAAGCGTTGGGAAAACATGCCCGAAGATTTTAGAAAGGAAGTCAGCGAGTATGCTTTGAAGGACTCTGTTCTATGTTTGCAACTTTGGCAGAAGTATCACGAGCAATGGCCTGACCGAGAAAAGCTCATTAGCCTGACTAACAGAAGGATAATCCAAAGGGGTCTTCCGATGGATACAGGTCTTCTAAAGGAACAACTTGAGACGATCAATAAGAGGCTGTTCGATGCAGAACAAGCTATCCCATGGGCGGGTGAGAAACCTCTTCTGAGCAGGAAAGCATTCGATGAGGAATGTCTGAAGCATGGGTTGGAGCCCCCAAAGTCATTAGCTCAAACGGATTTGAATGCACAGGAGTGGCTTAGACAGTTTGGTCACAAATACAAATGGGTGGGTGCTGTTTCTAACTGGAGGCGCATTAACGCGCTAAAGAAAAAGCTAGAATCTTTTGACTACGCAACCTTGCCTGATGGCCGATACTACGGGGGTCTTATGTATTGGGGTGGGCACACTGGCCGGTTCTCCGGCAGTGGGGGCAACTTGAACTTACAAAACCTGCCACGCGATGAAATGTTTGGGGTGAACCTCCGGCACATGATTTGTGCGCCTAAAGGTAAGAAGCTAGTTGTCGTTGATCTATCTCAGATTGAGGTGCGGACGTTGTGTTATTTAGCGAACGACGTAGTTACCCTAGAGTTGATTGCTAACACCGAAGACATTTACGAAGCCTTCGCTGTTAGGATGGGCATGTGGGAGAAGGAGTGGGGGTCTTTGAAAGAGAAAGATCCTAAGCGCAGGCACAAAGTAAAAGCTATCGTTCTGGGTTGTGGTTATGGGGCGGGGGCCAAGAAGTTCTCTGAGATGTATGATATGCCCATACGTGAGGCGCAGAATGCTGTTGACCTATACAGAAAGAGTTTGTCCGCAATACCTAGATTTTGGCGCAAGATAAATTCACACCTTCGCGCAAGCAGCAACATGAAGAAAGATTATTCTGTTACGTTACCTTCAGGCCGTAGTTTGAATTATGGGCCTATTGAAAAGGTCTTCCAAAAGAATGATTCTTATCATCAAGCGGTTATCAGTAGAAACGGTAAGCGTCTTCCAATGAAGTTGTGGGGTGGGATAGTCGCGGAAAACCTTTCGCAAGGACTTGCAAGAGATGTCTTTTCAGACATGATCGTTAGGTTGGAGCAAGAGGGGTTGAAGTTAATTTTCCACGTCCACGATGAGGTCATTATTGAATGCGATGAAAAAGAAGCTGAGTCAGTTTTGGAGAAAACGATAGAGATCATGTCAACGCCGCCGACATGGATTCCTAACATCCCTTTGGCGGCAGAAGGACAGATCATACAGAGATACCAAAAATGAAATATCGTTACCTGAAAAATCTGCGGGACAATAGCGCCCACTTTACAGCAGACATAAGTAAAATTAAGAAACAGAAACCCAAGTTCTCAAGTAAGGCAGAGTATAGAGACTGGTGCGCGGACGCTCAAACAGATCATATTTTTTACTCTACCGTGGAAGGTAGGGCTCCTTCAAAAAGAGTTAGTAACGACAACCCTGCCCATAAGATATACGGGGTGGTCGCCGACTACGATGCAGCAGTTAATTGGGTGTCTATTGATGACGATATTAAATTTAAATGTTTGGTCGGCAAACTACCTACGTGGCGATCCCAAACTCAATCAGGATACTTACGTCTGGTGTGGGAGTTTAAAAATCCTATACCCATAGAGCCCGAGCTGTTCGACACATTTATGGCGAACATGCTGTCGTCTTTACAACTTAACAAACTATTCGCTGGCTTTGATAGTTCATCACTTCGGGCCAACCAGTATTTTGAGTTGGGGGAGGACTGGATAAAGACTGCTGATCCTATCGAGGATAGTATTGTTCAAGCGGCTCTGGCTAAGGCAATAGCTGACAAGCCTCCCCAGTCTGCTGACACCTCGATCCCTATCAACGTCGTAGCGGAGGAGATTGAATCCCGATTCCCGAACCGTTGGGTCGGGGACTTTGAGATCGGATCTCGTGGGCCACTGTTCTGGATTGACGATGGAATAAACAGGGACGGGTGTCAGGTGGTAGAAGATGGCATTGTCTGCTATAGCGACCGTGCTGGCAAAGGGTTCATGTCGTGGCGAGACATATTCGGGGCAGGTTTCGTCAAGGACTACGAAGAGAAGAAGCTGGCGGGACTGCTCGACGAATACTGGTTCAATGGCCGTAGCTTCTTTAAGGTGCTGTATAACAGCGCGGTGTCTATCCCACGAGACCAGCTCATTTTAGAGCTACGGCAAGCAGGGTTCACGGCCAAGTCTCGCAAAAACCAACCATTGTCAGAAGTTGAAGCCGCTATACTGACCGTAAGTAATCAGAACAGGATCGACGAGATTGCACCTGTTGTGTTCTCAGGAGATCGGGTGGTGAGCTACAACGGGCACAGAATATTGAACTGTGCGAATATTGATCCTGTTCAACCTGATGCGGACGGGGATAGGTCTAAGTGGCCGTTCTTAAATAAGTGGTTGAATCAACTGTTTGTGGACAGCGGGGCAAGCCCTGCTCTGGACTACTTCTATTCTTGGCTGAAGAGATTCTACATGTCCGTGCTGCAAAGAGAGTTTGTTCAAGGTCAGGCTTTGCTATTGGTGGGGCCGACCAACAAAGGCAAGTCTCTCCTGTCGAACAGGGTCATCAGTGGTCTGGTCGGAGGGTATGCGGACGCCTCAGATTACCTGTCGGGTCAGACTCGATTCAACAAAGACCTTGGCCGTGTAGCTGCGTGGGTGATTGACGATACGACATCAGCAGCATCTTTTCAGGATCAACGCAAAGCTACAGAGTTGATCAAGAGGGCGGTGGCTAATCCAAGAGTTGAGTATCAAGCTAAGTATGCAGATGCTATGAGCATTCCATGGACTGGACGAGTCGTGATGTCTCTTAACATGGACATCAATAGCTTGTCTGTGATCCCGTCACTCGATAGCAGCAACAGGGACAAGCTCATGGCGTTGCGAATATCAGACAAGGCCACTAGCGACTTCCCTAGTAATGCTATTCTAGAGAAGACTATTGAGGATGAACTTCCTTTCTTTGCGAAGTTCTTAACAGACTGGGTAATCCCCCACGCCGTTGAAGATGTAGGCCGGTTCGGGGTTCGCTCCTTTATCGACCGCAAGGTAGCCGACGCCGCTTACGACAACTCAAGCCGGAGCACAGTTGCTGAACTGGTGGAGTTCTTTGTTAAGAGGTGCCGAGAGATGAGCGATCAGATGTCACATTGGACGGGGACACTAACGGAGTTCCAAGTCGCCCTACACGATTTCAACAATGGGAGGAACGTAGGGATGTCCAACAACCTTGAATTTGTTCGGCGTGGTATGTCTACACTAGAGGAATCTAGCAAGAACAATGATCATGTCCGCCCCGTTGTATCAAAGGGAAGAGGGGGTGGAAAGATCTGGGAGATCAACCTTTCTTCCGCTTACGATATCGATGTGATGACTCAAAAGAGTCAGGACGCCGTAGCCGTTTGATCGGGAGATGGAAACCATTACTTAAATACTTAAACCCCTCGCTGTCGCAGTCTCCTTTTTCTTTATAGTTTTTCGGTCGTGTTACATGATAAACACTCGCCCATCCAAGTAACCAAACCCGAGTTAGATCCTTATGGACTCGTGTGAAAAAATACACGTCGGCTTTTAGCTCTTTGTTCTCTGAGTTTACGCTCGCAATATAATGGAGCTGAGGGCGTGTGGTGCAGGTCTTTGACTTTACGTCCACCTTGTTACCCTTAAAAAGGTAGTCGTGCGTGTAGCACTGTTCACCTACATGTTTTGCCTCTTCGATGTATTTTCCAAAAGCTACTTCGCCGAGGAAACCAGTCATGCGACCTGCCCCTCTTGTAAACGAATTAGGGGGGATACCCAAAGATTGTGACCGGCGAAAAGCTTCTGCTACATCATCTTTATTAGGATGAAACAGGACAAACCTATTTTTAAGTTGTCTGAATTGGCTCATTTTTTACGCGCCCGCCGCATAGCCGAGGCTCGTGAACGGCGGCGCGGGGGCTTACTAGCTCTTCGTAAAGACCCACCCCTGTATGCTCTTGTTTTTTTTGCAATTCGTTTAGGTTGTTTTACGAACTGCTTTCCTTTTTTAGTCCCTGCACGTTTAGCTCGTGTGGTTGCTGCATACTCAGCAGGGGACAATGCCTTGATTGCGGCTTCGGGCAAATACCTTTCTCCCGTCTCACTAGACTTCTTGCCGCTTTTAGTGCGCCACTTCTGTTTAGTCCAACGCTCTAAAGATTTCTGTGAAGCTGCTTTAGCCATTAGTATTTGCTTCTTTTCTTTAGGATCTTAGCAGCTCTTTTCTCAGAGGGTTTGCTGTGGCTAAAACCTTTTTTCTTCATAGCAAGGTGGTCTTCAAAAGTATTAGCTTTGTATCCTTTGCCAGACTTATCATACATCATATGAGGTTTAAATTTTTTGGGTGATTTCATAATAGTTGTTAGTGATTAGTTTCGATAGCCCCCGCCCGCTTTTTTATAAGCACGGGCCAGCATCTGCGCTTTACGCCCACTCCACTGTCCACTTCTGCCGCCCTTAGAACCGGCCTTAATGCGTTGAAATATACGCTTCCGCATAGCAGGCTTGGTATAGTTACCCGCTTCGTTTACACGAGATTTAGATTTTTTCTTAGGCATTATACTTTAAATCGTTTACAGAATCTCTCCCATGCTGGAAAGAACAGCTCTTCAATACATACTACCAGACTTTCCTCCTCGAAGGAATCCAATCTATCGAGGCCGCTAAAGGCGAGGGAAGCATGGAGCATTTCGTGTCGAATTGTTGATTTTACGTCTGCGGGTTTGAGGGACGAATCGATTACTATCGTCTTACGTTCGTGGGAGTAGTAACCATAATATCCATTTGAACGATTATTCTCATCGCTTAAATCTTCTTTAATAATTTTAACCGGAACTCCGGCTATGTGGATTGATTTGGGGAGAGTCATCCATCTGCAAATTTGTTTAAGGCCCTAGCGTAAACCCCAGCTAGTTTTCCTCGATTGTTGTTGATCATCATCCACTCTTCGCAATTACTTCCAAAGAACGGTTCCGCGATGACCGCTATAGGTCGAACTTTGCGGAGAAAATATGAACCACGTTGCTTTGCGGCTCTAGGCTTCGCCCCTCTGGACTTCATATCAGGATATGCCTTCTGCATCTCTTCTTTCAGGGCGTAAGCCAACTTGTTTCCTCCTTTGCTGGCATACCAGTAGAGCCATTCGTGCCCCTCAGCTTGAGGAGTAGCCGAGTTAAAATGCAACTCAACTACCGCATCCACCTCATCGGCGATAAGTTTCTGAGCCAAATAATCAATAGCGCCGACATAGGTGGGGTCTTTATAGTCGTCGTAGATCACATAGTCCATAGTAAGATTGGGAGCTATCCTGCGAACTAGATCGGAGTTAAACATGAACTCTGATATACTGTAGCCCGACTCCCGAGTCGTCATCGCTCCTCCATCTCCTTGACGAGAATGCCCTACTGCTAACCCGATTTTCATTTTTTAAGTAACCGATATAAAGATGCAACTCCAACTGCGATGCCGACAACGAGAGACCCCACTCGAAGCCAATACTCAAATTGTTCCTGCATACTTGTAATCAACCCGATGACCGGAGCGGCCATCCCTACCAGAGAATCGAATATACGTGTGTTAAAGATCATTCGCCTATGGTGCTAAGGGGGTCACGGTTGTAGAGCTTGTTCATTATCTGATCTACCTCCTGCTCTAACTCACCAATTTTTAAGTTTTGCCTAACGTCATCCGGCAACGAACCACTCCCCCATTTTCCAGCAGGCCAGTCCCGAACAAAGATCGCGTGCTTTTCAACATCCTTGGCGATCATTTGAATCTGGAAGTCGTTATGCTGAACGCTACTCTGCAAGTTACTAGCCCACCATACGATACCCGCCGCTTGAACAGCTAGACCAATGCCAAGTGAAACTAGAAACTTCGTGTCCATTATTTGCCAATAATCATTGCACGGCGATATGAATAATCGCTGTGAAATCTGTGCTCGTCGCGGCCTACAAGAACGCCTTCTTTAAACTGATAAGACCTACCTTTAATCAGTGTTATCGTCGGGGGATCGTATAATGCGCTGGCGTTCGCGCTCGATGCGTTTGTTGACGCGCTCGATGAGCAACTTGCTATGAGCATCGCCAATGGCAGCAAGGCCATCAAGACGATCTTCCAAGGCGTCGAGATGTCGGTCTCTTCGCAGTCGCACATGTTCGACATAAGCCTGAAGAGCAGCGGTTAGTAGTTTAAAGAAATGGCTCACTTACTCTTGGCTTTGCCCACATTAAGGGCGAGCCACGATACAACGGCTGAAGCGCGGGAGACCCACTTGTTGTCACTCTCGTTAGGAGTCAATGTAGCAACAAGAGAAGCTACGGCGATTACACTTGCTGCAATTTGCAGCAGGGTGTCTACGTTTTCTGTAATGTATTCGATCATAGGGGTAGGGGTTACATCATATTGCTGGTGTATGCTCCCACACCAGAGGGGTCAAAACGGACGGCGGGCTTGGCAGCACCGCGATGAGCGTCGAGTTGTTCGTCGAGGACATTCCGGCAGACGCTCCAATGGTAGTTGGCTCTCTCAAGGTCTGCGTTCTCTTCAGCAATATTGCCGAGCATCGCGTGCTTGATTGCGCTTAAACTTGAGATGTGAATCAGGTCAGTTGGCTCTAACAGAGCTGTAAATTTACGCTTCAACAAAAGACGAAGAGATGCTTTTTGATTATTAACATCAACTCTATATCGGCGATAACGACCTACTTTATTCGGCTCTCTTAAAGTAGCTAACTTAGTCGTGGGTTGTAAGATAATGCTCTCTCCTCCGGTTGCGGTCCAAAGATTATACTCGCTAGTAGAGCGATAGATGTAGACTTCTTTTTTATCCGTATCAATTCCGGTAACTG